GCTGGTTCCGACCAGCCAGGGCGTACCATTGCCACCGATCATTGACGCCGGAGATACGCCAAACATGGTTACCAGTTCTCCGTTCGCAAATCCTGACCAGGCCATAGTCGCAGTACGCAGACCAACACGCAGCGCATCTTCGGTAGTCATCAGTGATACCGCATACAGTTCGTCAATATCAGCCTGACGAACATCCGGCAAAATCATCTGAAGATGCTCTTCGGTTGCGGGAATAATTTGAACATCTATCATCAGAATCCCCCAACAGTAAGGCGAGGAATAACGGCAAGAACAGACAGCGGCAACGGATCAAGCTGACGGATTTTTACACGTCCGTTTTTGCCCCAGTTACTGTCCAGTTTCACTTCTACTTTTCCGGTAGCATCATCAACAGGATCATCGTAGAACTCGAATTCACGCTGTGGATATTCGTACCATTTACCGCCAGGCGTAGTCGCCCAGATGCCGCGGCTGGCATTCACAACCAGAGTAACGGAGGGGATCACCTGTTTTTTGTCCAGCAGCGTTTCCTGTCCGTTAATGTTGATATCCAGTGTTTCGAATTCAGCAGTTATTGGCAGGCCGATGTGCACTACAGCCCCCGGAGATTCCAGTGTGACGGCACCTCCGGAAACAACTTTCTGTGGCTCAACATTCGCATCAGAAAGAATGTTTACGGTCTGTCCTTCAAGATGAGACAGGCCTCCAAATGTCCGGCGCGCCATCTGCCAGTTCGTGGTGGCCGTATTCCTGAGGGATGGCGGGACGTTCCTGTTGGCACGAACCACTACAGCGGTATTGCTGGTTACAGAAATAATGTCGCAACGTAATTCTTTTGACACTTCATCGCCAGTATCAGGATCAGTTCCGGTATAAGGGAACTGTAGTTGCGCACCGACATCACTACTGGTGAAGTACGCACCACCAGAAACACTGATTGTATATTCCGCGCGGTAATCCCATTCGCCAGAACCACCAGTGATTGTCATCGTTCTGTCAGACGTATTTCTTCCATCATAGCTAAGGCCAGAATCAACAAAGAAAGCATCTTCATCGCTGGTAAATAAACGGCTGGACAGTCGCTCGATGTATCTCACTGTTTGCCCGTTAACGGTTCGGTTAATGACGAAATACACCGCATCTTCATTGCCTTCGCTGATACTGCATGTGCTTTCATATTTTCCGGTACTGGACTGTGGTGCCCATGCAAAAACCTGTTGATCACGCAAATAGGTCATCACCAGTAATTTACCGTCATCACGAATGCAGAAGGCGCTGGAGTAAGGGACAATAGAGAAGCACCAGTCAACAATGCTGTGCTTCTGAAAAAGATGATTGGCAAGGATAGTAAGGTCGTTCCCCTGATAGCCGTCAACATCGAATGAGTAGGCCAGATCACGGACAACACTGCCTTTCTCCTGGACGAACAGAGCAATATTCGCCACGGCAATTGGTGGGACATTGCTCGAGCCATTTGATCCCTGAGAGCTGAATGCAAATGATGATGGGGTTAACACTTTGTTCTGGTCGCCGGTGATGACGTACTCACCTCCGGAAGTCAGCGCCACCAGCGAACCAACATCAATCAGGTGGCGGATCTCATTAACCTGACGCCCGGCATAGGTGTAGATAATTCTATCGTCATCCTGCGTAGGATTGCTTTTGCCAAAATCCTTATAATCCCCAGTACGGCTGGCCCAGATAGTCTGAGGGAACGCAGTCGATGCGGCGAAGTAAAGACGCTGTTGATAATAAACAACAGTGCCAGGATAACCATTAACACTGTTCCAGGCATATTTAGCCCATTTATAGCTGGCATTATCCTCGCCAACGACCTGCGAAGGGATATAGGAAATCACCTCAGCAGTTGCAGTAGTGCCATTTACAGCAGTTATACGGGCAATGCCAAAACCACTGTGCAGATACTCCCACTCAATGCCAGTATCATCATCACCGGAGCCTCCCCAGCCATCCCATGATGTGCCTTCTGTATGCGAAGGGCGCAAAGTGCCTGTTTTGCCTGCTGTAACGGCGCGATAGTAGTTACTGTCTGCACGGCGAATATCGCCAATCGACGTACTCTTACTGGTTTCCCATACCGGTACTGAATCCACTGCTGGCTGTTCCAGATAGAACAATTTGCCTACCTGCTCCGCGCCAAAAATAGAGGCGCTTGCCGTTAACGTAATTGTCCCGGTGCTGGCGCTGGCATAAACCGTCACTGACTCGTCAATATTGATATCTTCAAATGGCCCGTTCTTCGTTACCACATCAACCAGTTGCCAGTTGTCATGCGCATAGCGGCGCAACTCTTTCGGCGGGTATGCCGGATGAACCAGCGTAAGCACGTCTGCGCTTTGCGTGAATTTAATTCTGAACAGATCGGCTTCAGTATATGGCGTGGCAATTTCATAAATAACATTGCTGCTGTTCAGCACCAACGCACCATCTTTGATAACGCGCATGTACTGGTGTCCGAACTCCAGAGCATAAGTCTGAACCGTCGAGAACTGGAACGGGATCAGGCGGCATTTCCGATTTGGGTATTTGGCGGCACCGACAAAACGCGTACCAGGTCGACTCTCAACGCCGCCATACTGCCGCACGATAAAGTTATCGCACTTGCGCAATGCCACCTGGTACTTCGCCATGTCGATACGACCGTACAACGACGGTCCAATCTCACCACCGGCAAAGCTGGGCTGGATCCAACTGATAGCCATCAGGACAACCTCGCAATGGTAAACTCGTCAACCGGTGGCTGTGGTTCCTGTGATTCATTCTGGCTATGCGAGCCAGCACTAAGAATCACGCGATTGTACATATTGAGGGCAAACGTACCGAGGTCTGCATTCCCAGTCAGCGCCATGTTAATAGCTGCCGCAAGACGCCAGGCCAACGCCTCCATAAAAATGGCATCAAACATGTTCACATCTGTAACGCGAGAGACATACTTGAGCCATGCCTGAGGCTGGTCTGTGTAGATCAACTTTCCTGTTCCGTTGGTGTCTACACCTACTTCGTACTGAACGCGCATTGCTGCTGTTGGATTGCGTACACCAGGAAGCATAATTTCAGTAATGCGCAGACAATCGGACGGGTACTGATACGCATATTCCCAGTCAGGCGGTGGATTGCTCGTATCTGCAAGCGCCACGCGTTTGGTAGCAAAGTTCCAGTCAAAATCAGAAAGCACAGCATCACGGCAGGCCTCAAAGTGCAGCGAACATTCCCCCGCTTCCTTGCTGGCTTCCGTCAGGCTGTTAATGCTGCGGCTGTTGCCAATATTGGACAGCGCACGATTGCAGATCTCTACTACAGAGGCCATAAGTTTCTATACTCCTGCAATAAAGGGGCCGAAGCCCCTTGTCTGATTCGCGAGGCTTACACGCCCAGTTCTTTACGCTTATCTGCGATCTTCTCGCGGAGCGTTTCGGCTTTGGCGTTATGGTGTGGCTTCTCGTTAAAGAGCAATTCGTACTCTTCACGGAGCTTATCCAGTTCACCATCATCTGACACATCGTTGATGATTTTGGTGCTGGTTGCTGCCATAGACACCTTTCCTGCAACTTTTGCTTTTGCCTGTCTGGCTGCATCGTTAACAGGTTCCAGTGCGCTACCAGGCTCACCTTCGTATTCGATTTCTGCCCCCTCCGGCCACAGTGTGTTATGGATATGAGAGAGGCGCAGAACGCGGTATCTTGGTTTCTCACCTGACATCGATATCACCTTAACCAGTTACTTTTGAGCGGATCGGGTACGGCGTATTGGCATCAGCATCCAGACTGATACCCGCAGTGAATTTGCCGGCCGTTAGTGGGCCAGTTGCGACGGAGTAGTTAACACGCAGATATCGCTGAACACCGGCAGGCACCTTTGCAGAAACAACTCGTTTACCTGCTGTCAGGGTAGCCTTTGCCAGTGCGCCACTATCATAAATAGTGGACCATGAGCTGTTATTCTCACTCGTCTGCAACTGGATGTTTACAGTTGCCTCACCACTTGCCGTGGCGGCTTCGTTAACCAGCACCCAAAACTCAAGCGGGTAACCCACACCGATATCGCGACGGTTTCCGTCAATTGGACCGAGATCGATTACGTCAGTAGAAGCCGCGGTATCAGTTACCGCCTGTGCTTCGGAGAACATCAACAGTTTGTCGGTGATCATCTTCTTTCTCCATTAGTGGGCCTGTTGCGGCCCACAGGTTAATAACAGGCGTTACACCACGCGGGCTTCTGTTTCCAGAAGTGCGTCAGTTTCGCGAATCGGCACACCACGAAGTGCTGTCCACCATTCGCCTTCTGTCTCTTTCACGCTGATCGCCAGAGAACTCTTCTCCAGAGATTGCAGGTCAAGCACTTCGTTAATGGTTCTGTTCATGTAGAAAACAGGACGTCCCATCCCACGATTTGGGATTCGATGAAGGGCACGAATCATCAGTTTTGCGATATTCGCGGCAGTAGAAGGAGCGTCAAGATTACTGACATCAATGTTTGCGATACGAACTACATAGCGCCAGTCACGTAATGTCAGCCCGTTGTCCCACTTATAATGGGTACGATAACCTTCGTACTTGCCGCCATTAGCATCTTCCAGTGTCACCTGGCCTTTATCTTCCATCTGAATGCCAGCCTTCTGTCCTTTCGGGAAGATGCCATGCACGGTGTTTTCGCCCCACACCACTAACCAGATTGAAGTGTTATCTGTACCCGTGCCACCAGCATCAATGATGTTCTGAGCATTACCCGCAGACAGGCTGGAATATCGGGAGGACAGTCCCATAAACTGCTGAGGGTTAACGCTGGAATCACCGTAAAACAGTGTCTGCGCCATCGCCTGATTCATCGCTTCAATAAATGCTCGGTCTTCAGACAGACGGAATTCGGCAGTATTACCGTTCAGATCAGCCAGAGACTTATCGACTTCAGCATAGGTTTCCAGCATGCCAATGGAATCGGTGACCTGCACTGTGGTTGATTTGCTTGGCTGTACGCCATAGTTCAGCAAACGCCAGGTAGCGGAAGGTAAACCAGAACGAATGGTGGTTCGGTGTCCGGTAGGAAGGTTTCCTTCAACAAAAGGCATATCCTGAAGAATTGGGTTAGTTTGATTGAGAAGCTCGATAATCTTATCGACTTTCCCGTTTGGATCGACGCGCTTACCCCAGTCAGCCAGCGTTAGCGCAGTTAAGCCTTTAACAGCCATTGTCATTTCCTCTCTTATTTGCCATAGAGCACTTCGGCCGCACTACGCTGGCCTTCATTACCACCGGTGACCATGCCATCTTCAGACATCGCCTTTCCGATTTTCACGAACGTTTTGACCAGATCAGGGTGATTACCCAGCCCGGTGGTGTTCAGATATTCTTTGAGTTCAGGTGTCCCGAACTGGTCAAGCGCACGCTGTGCGGCGCTAAGGTTAGAAATCAACTTGTCGCCACCGATTTCTTTGTCGGCTTTTACATCCGCAGCCCACTGCTCGGTTGTTTTCTGCCAGGCTTCTGCCTGGCGCTGCTGAACACCTGCCAGAATCTTCGGATAAGCATCAACCAGCTTTTGCGCTTGCTCGTTGGTCAGGTTTAGTTCTCGCGCCACCGGCTCGAATTCCTTCAACGCTTCTGTATCCAGCTCTACGCCTTCGGCAGCCTGAAACTCGTACTTCTCAGGCGCACCCTCTGGTTTATCGCCGTCCTTTTTTTCATCCTGCTTATCGTTTTCAGGCTTTTTGTCATCAGCAGGTTTATCGCCATCAGCAACAGGTTGTGGCTTATCACCTTCCGGTTGTGATGGATCACCAACTGGAGCAGGGTTATCACCTGCAGGCGCTGACGGTTCTGACGCAGCCGGAGCTGCTCCACCATCGACTGGTTGCTCATTGCAAAGACGGCGATACAGCAAACGCTCAAATAAATTCATGATCACTCCTGTTCACTGGCCTCTTTGGCCATCTTCAAATACTGTTCAGGGCAATGCGCCATAACGCGCTGAAACAGTTCCAGCGCCAGATTGCGTTGCCCCTCATTAAATGCCATTGCCATAGCATCCATCGGAGAGATAGCGGAAAACACCCGGCCTTTCTCCAGCACCGACCAGACAACGCGACGCCCCTGTTCACTGCTCATGACAAAGCGAATGTCATCAATTTCACGCTGTGCCATGTCACGTTGCTTACGGGCGTTTTCTTCTTTCAGTTGATCGTCTTCGTAATCTGTCATTGTGATTGCCCACCCTGACCACTAACTGCATTCGCCATAGCTGACAAAACACTCGGATCCGAAGTTTTAGCTTCGCTTAGCGTCTTGGCACCCTGTGCCGCCGCCATCCCCATCGCCATCATTTGTTGCTGCTGTTGTTGCTGTGCCCGTTGCTGGCGAGCCTGCTCAACCTGTTCCTGCGGAACAATGACGGTTGGAGACACTCCGGACATATCAGCGAATGCATCGATCGCCTGATCAACGTTGAGTTTGTCGAGAGCTTCTGGTTTCGCTTGCGCAAGTTGACCAATGAAGTTAACCGTGGACGCCAGACTGGACAGGCCGATAGACTTCTGCGCCTGAGCCATGACGGAAATGTATTCGACCTTCAGGGGCATACCTTCCATCACGTCTGGCGGTGGCGGCAGCATGTTTTTACGCACCATCATCGAGAAAGAGCGGTCAATGAGAGGATTAAGACATTCGTCGTTCAGGCGCTCCAGAACCGGCCCCAACATCAGAAGTTTTTCTTCTTTCATTTCGATCACCGCTTCCACAGGCATCGAGCGGGTATTGATGTTCTGCAACATCATGAACAGATCGACAAAGTAGGCGCTGTTAATGATTTGACGAGTGTCCTGAATGTCTGCCACCAAATCTGCTGTACTGGGGTTAACCAGATAAGCAGGCCTGAAACCATCCTGACCAGTAATCTGATCGATATACGTGATGTCGCCAGGAAGAAGGGAGGCGCGCTGATTCTTGAGGGAAGTCGGAGCAACCATCGGCGGATTGGTGGCTTTATCAATCAACTGCGACTTGCGCTTCTGGAGAAGCTGCAATGCCTTAACAGGTCCAAGCGCCAGCATACCCGGGCATGATGATCCATAAACATCTTCGCCGTTAACTTCCCAGCGCGGAGCCATAATTGGAAACTCATCGAATCCGGACTCACGCAACAACTTGTCGTTATCGCCACCAACCTCGTAATAAACCGATTTGAATGGCTTGTTCTTGCTATCCAGCTTCGATGTATCGCGGTCAATGTTCGGGTAAACCGAATGCATCACTTCAATCCACTTCTCGTAGGTGCCGCTTTCCCACATGCTTTTTACGGATTCGCTGACGTTATTTAGCCCGAACTCCTGAACAAGCTGACGAACAGTCATAGAGAACTTGCGAAAACAGGTGTCCACACTGCCACGAGGTGAGTTAGCCAGGTAGTAACTGCCTATCGGGAATGGCATTGTGCGAATGATGTCCTCGTCATCCTCCAGCACCGCCATTGCACCAGTGCTGTATGTGCCGAGGCTTCCGTATAACTGCGGAAGAGACTGGTAGAGATTCGACTTATTGAACATATCGTTCATGCGGTTCTGCACCGCCTCGAGCCACAACTTAACAGGACCATAATCCATCATTTCAGGATCTGGCGTAGCCAGGCGAAACCACGGACGCGCAGGGCTTGTGATGCCTGACATCATGCCGCTGGCGAGAGTGCGCGCCGCCATAGTCCCGGTCGAATCAATAATGCGTGTATTGCGTCGATCGTTACGGTTGACTTCAGAAGTCAGAAAGCGGGAACCACGCGGGTTGATGTAATCACTCAACTCGCGCCAGTGCGGCTCGAACGACTGACGCTCGCTTTCAAGTTGTGCGAACTGTTTGTTCAATCGCTCTTTAGTTGTTTCCGCCATTTCAATGACTCCGGTTACTGACCAAGCAGCGTTTTACCGCTGGTATTAGCGGTTGATGTGTCGCCCTGAGAACCGGTAAGCAGCGTAGAACTACGACCAGCAGCAGCGCGACGGCGACGTGTTTCTTCGTCGCGGGCATCAACAACGGCGGCATCCTGCTCCTGTGGTGCTGCCTGAACTTCTGGTGTTGCAGGCACTGATGGTGAGCTACCCATGCACATATCAATGACTCCGTACGCAATTAAATTATTACCAATTTAACCACATATGATTTATTTATCGTAGAAGGTTGACATTTAACGCGTTAATTATTACCTTTCAGGTAACCAAAGGGCTCATTCTGGTTACTAACCTGACTGGCTTGTCGTTAAATTAAACAGGTGGAGTGAGCTTTTATTTTGAGCAGTACGGCGTATGGCACATGCGCCGATAGCGGTCTGGATACGTTTAAGGGGCACCCTCCCTGGCTGTGGCAAACGAACCAGGTAGCCGGAATGTGCAAGTCGAGCGGTTTTATTCCGCGCACGGGGATTCACCATCCCGGCGATTCGGTGTGACGCCTCGGAAGAGACGAGGGTACAACGATGAGAGCATTTATGGAGCCGCGACAAAGTGTGGCGCCTTAACAGGCTAAGTGCTCTCAGCGTTGTGGCATTAGCTCAGTTGGACAGAGCAACCGCCTTCTAAGCGGTTGGTCGCAGGTTCGAATCCTGCATGCCACGCCAGAATCACGCCTAAGGACCGTGATGCCAGAAGTTCCAGGTGCTTGGCGGTGATGGTTTCCCTTGAAGGACTATCACCGCCCTTTTTACAGCAGGACGCCATTGCGATGACTTCATGCTGTAAACCAGTACAGCCACGGAAGGCATAACTCATTGCTTCCAGTTCGCCCGGTTCGCCGGGCATTTTTTAAGGTGAGATCATGAAGACAATTGATATGTTGGCTAAGTATCTAAATGAATGGCCATTAAAATATTCTCGTATCGTTCAGGCTGAAGACTGCATTTTTTATGGCGTTTTTGCTGGTAATGAAATGCATTACGAAGTAATTCAGAGTGAGGGACTGGCCGGGTTAACTCTTAGCGAAGACCATGGTACTAGCGTTACGTACCATGACTGGATTTCAGCGCAGAAAACTGAAATGGAAAAAGGCAATGTGTTTGATATTTCTCGCGCTGTATACGCCAAAGAAAAAAGTGATGATGATTACATGCGCGAAAACTTATACAACATGAAGTTACAATGCCTGGCTGAAGTGCTTAGTAAAAGATCTTTACTTGATGTGGTTGGTGCTGAGCAGGACGCCAAGGCAATCAACGCCGCATTCGATAAAATAACCTTCTAACGCCGTGACATGTCACAATCAGCCCGCCGATTCGCGGGCTTTTTTATGCAAAAGGATCATAGTCTGTGATGGCTTTGCCTTGCTGGTTCTGCTGCCCGGGAATTCGCAGACGCTTCGACACAGGGAACGCAAACGTCAGCAGTAGCGCATCGCCTTTACCAGGAGAACGCCCAAGTCGCTCTTTGATATCTTCCTTCGGTTCGATAACGATTTTACCGTCCACGCGAACTTTGTACTCTGCCGTCGACAGGTCGTCCGCTGTTTCCTGGTCATCCAGCATGCCGCCGAGCCTCAGCCATGTCTTGCATGAGTTGAACATCTCCCCACGCTTGTTGAGCATCTGCGGGTCAGTAGACGCGCCACCGAACGGAACAAGTTGCCATGTACGACCCCAGCCGTCACCGATTGACTTCAAACCGGTTCCGTAACCGAAGTCGATGAACACCGCGTCAGCCTGATACTGGTCTTCAAAGTCAGCGATACGCTTCGCCATAATCAGATCGTCGGTAGTCTTGTTGCCAGTCCACAGCACCTTACTGTGTAGCCCCTGCCGCAGGTATATCACCGCGTCATCAACGCCGGAGTATGCCGGGTCAACGCCGATTATCACCGGAGCATGTGCCACCTGCGCAGCGGTTACCACCCGTTTCATTGCCTCGTCAGTAAGACCGGTAGGGATAAACTGCAATTCAGATGCATCAGGGAATATGCCGCGCACACGGATTTTAACGAAGTCGCTGTCTTCCCCGTAGTCATCAACCCATTTCTGCAACTGCTGTTTGTTAGTGCCTTCCACCGTTCGGCTGTCAATCTGCGCAGTTTTCCAGCGGTGTTTATATTTGCGGAAACATTCGCGGAAACGTCCGGTATTACGCGTCGGGTTTCCGAACGCCACCCAGATAATCTCAGTGTCTTCGTCCGTTAGTGCACCCTCGGCAACTTCCCACACCAGATCCGCAATGTTCGACGCTTCATCGAATACCACGATGATGCGTTTGCGCTCGTTGTGTAGTCCGGCGAATGCCTCAGTGTTGTGCTCAGACCAGGGGATTGCGTCAGCTCGCCACCGCTTGTCGTGTCCAGGATCATTGCTGTACATCGCGGTAGCGGTACAGGTAAACCAGTCTTTCGTGATAGCAAGGTTCGACCACTTGATAATTTCCGGCCAGGTCTTCGTTCGTAGCTGGTTGTCGGTGTTGGCGGTCACCACAACCTTACAATCCTCGCAAGTGGACATGCCCCAGTTGATCAGCATTGAGATGAATGCGGATTTACCAATACCGTGACCAGAAGCGCGTGCCAGCATAAGCGGCTGATAACGCGTCTCTGGATTCTGCAGGTGATCACGTATCTCTCGGAACGCATCGGCCTGCCACTGACGTGGACCGGTAGCATGTGCCAGTTCAGTCCCCTCTTCCCCCCAAGGGAACGCATAGAGGGCATAGCCAAGCGGATCGTGAGTGAACCCTGCAATATCTTCGATTAACTGCTCTTCAGGAGATAACGCTGCATCTGTCACTGATTGCCATCCTGACGTTCTTTCAGTCTCTTCCTGGCTGCCGCTATGCGATCAGCAATTGTCACATTCACATTAACATCCAGGCGTTCTTTGAATGCATTGACATCGACGTGCTTACCAATCAGTTCGAGGTTCTTCACCTTGTCAGGCCATTTAATTTTTTTGAGGATTGTCTCTATCGAATCCTCGTCCATGTTCATGATGGTCGATGACAGATCAAAGCCGCTAAGCGTAGTGCGCCAGATTTTCGGCCACTCGCGGATTGGCTTAAGGCTCCCATCGTCGTTGAGGATATCAATCACGTCCATCTGGTCGATCTCCACCAGGCGCATGAGAACGTAATCAGCACTGACGCGCATTCGTTTGTTGCGCTCCTCCATCAACTCGGCAATCCGTTTCTGAATGCGTTCATCGCGCATCATGACACTGGCTTTAACTGCCGCTGTATTTGGGGAGAATCCTGCATTAATCGCAGCCTGAGTCTGATTTTCAGGCGTTTTGATGTATGACTGGCAATAAGCCTCCTGCATTGCTGTTAGTGGCTTAAATTGCGTTGATTTGCGTTTATAGGTTTTAGGTTCAGCAGGCATCATAACCACCATGGTAATAGTTACCGTTGTGGTAATAGTACCATGCAAAATAAAGCCGCCATAGTTGGCGGCAGTATTCAAAGTCCATCAAATTCATCGTAAAAACTCTCGTCAAGATACCCTTCCCATTTACCGCGAATGAAAATTACATCCTCGCCGCAAGGGTGCTGACTGTCGATAACTATATCCCTCCTGGCGCAACCATACTTATGCATGAGAAATTTAACCTCTTTCGGAAAATTTGCTGAGTTATCTCTCATATCTTCAAGGTCGTAGCGTATTTTTGGCATAACACCTTCGTGACATGTCACACTATTAATTTCGTTTCATGCCAGCCTTTAGTCACCCAGCATTGCGAGTCACCATTACACGGGCATGAATTAACGGGAACTCTCTCGCCGCACTTACCGCAAAGTTTTCTGCTGATCGATTTTATACGCCCGCGCACACGTGCATCATCCTGGCGGATCAGCAGCGCGATGTACTCGGCCATTTCATAGGGATCGTGACCAGGGCGCCGGGCGGCGCAGTTCCGCGCCAGCATTTCCTGCTCCTGCTTATCCAGCACCAGTTCAATTTTGCGCTCACCGGCGGCGGACTGCCGAGCGCGCTGCGCGGCTTTGCGCTCTGCTGCTGATTTAGCCATCAATATTCACCTTTATAGCGAACACCTTTACCGGTTTATCGCCGAAGTGCGGATGTGTGATTGTCTTGATTTCATATCCGTCATACGGGACGGGAATTCTGCGGCTGGAATCGTCGCGCTTCGGATATCCCTTTGTGATAATCAGGCGGTCATACTCGCGGAACATAATTCGCTTATTCCAGTAGTCATTGCACAGGCGATACTCTTCCGTTTTCTCTCCGCGAATCATGGCATCGAAGTATTCACCTTTAACGGCAAGTTGCAGGTTAGCCACGACCTTCCTCCTTTGGCTTGTGAATTTGTATCGTCATGCCGCTTTGAGTGGTGACTACAACGACAGAACCAGGCTGAAGACTGTTAAGATTGAATGCTTCGTAAAACGAAGCCAAGGCCAGCGCTTTTTTATTCTTTCGGTTCCACCAACGCCATCCATTGCTACAGGCTACACTGACAATCCACTGTCCACTCCTGTAAGCCATATAAAACCAGATGAGCAAAACCTGAATGAATGCTATCCAGTCAATAATCGTATATTTCG